TCTTTAGCTATGGCTGTACGAGGATCCCTCACCATAAGGTAACCGGTGGATCCAAGTACAGGATGTGATTGACAAAACTCGATCTGTTCAAAAACAGTAACGGGTAATTCAATCACCAAAGTAAATCCTGCATCTAGAAAGTATTGTGGAAGTCCTTCGAACTTACAATGATCTTTCCTATCACATATGATTACACAATCATCACCGTCATTCGCCAATTCAGCACGAATATTGTGAAGCTTGATGTAATCGTATACGAGGGCACACATAATTATAACATTCCCACATGATGTATTGCTGTCGCCTGAAGCACGGTTATGCTTCGTACGGTACTTGCACCATCCATCACGTGTGTGTGCAACTCCCTTGTTCTTACGTTGGAGACTTAATAATCTCCTAAGATGACCATCTCGGGGGTAGTACTTTTGGTACCTACCATGCTCCCATCTCAATGCCGCGTTACTGACATGTTGATCGAAGCGAGACGCATCTAATCCGAAGGCAAGAGGTGCATTGAACAAATCCCATTTCCTACGTAGTTCTTGGCCACGCTGTTCCATATTCAAGCATTTGAATACGGTAAGAGATTGGTATATGTTATCTATATTGGTATATATCAATTTTTCTATCGGTTTGATGTACCTACCAGTCTCCACTATGTACCTGTAATCCCGAGGTTGGATTAACCGAGGCACCGGTTCTTTCTTCTTGGAAAAGTTGTATTTCTCGTGCTTGACGAAAGCACGAATGACTGCGCAACGATCCTCGAAACCAAGTCTGGCGTTATCTGCAGCTGCTTTCAACAAAAGTGTTCTCTTGCGACCCTGGTACGACTCAGCAAATTGCTGAGCCCTCAACGGGGTGGAATATCGAACTCCTTTATCAAATTCAGCGCTAAAGCACTTGGTTAAAAAAGAAAATTCCAGCTGTGACGGGCGATAAGGTTCTTGCCATTTACCATCTTTGTAGACCATAAACACTCTTTCCTTTAAAGCACGCTCCACAGTGGAGACTGAATTGTTATAAACAGAATAATTGTGAGCACTGGATAATCCAGTGAAACAAAAGGTGGCTTTCTGTTTTCTTGAACCCCCCAGCGAGCGATGAACCTGGAGTTGGGGATGATCTGGTGCCAATGAAGGCACGCAGTCCACTCCGGGTAACGCTGCTAGGCCCCATCAAGGACCAGTGGGAGGAGCTCGGTGGTGGCGGCGACCAAACCAATTAAAAACAAATGGTCTGTCACGCGAATACCACACCGAGTTATGCTCCTCCAGCCTTGAACGGACAGCTCGTGTTTGCCTGAGTTGTACTGCATAGAGTTCATCTTCATTGGGTATGAAAACTAGCTCTAAAGCAACGGGTAACAACTTCTTGATGTGCCTTTCGCGCACACCACGAGCCTTCATCTGATCACCTAGCCATCTAGCGGCAACCAAACGATTGGCATTGTTTTCAATCCCAATGCCAGGATTTGCAATCTTGCAAGACGTTGCTATAAAAGCAGCATATTGAAATCGCATTCGGGGTCGCCTGTCAACATCTAGGACTTGATTAAAATCCTCGATTTCAGGTAAGACTTCCACTGCTGGTTGATCATCACAATCCAACGCTTCAATCAAATCGACACCTTCAGCTTCCACGTGCTCTTCAACCGTACGTCCGAAGAACCATGTTCTCCAACGACGCCTGATGACCGCGGGTAAGAGGATTTCTGCGAGAGAGAAACCTTCTTCTTCGTGTTTAGGTACACGGGAACCAACAGTATCGTAGCAAACAAAATCTCTATTAATAGCGCTATTACAAAAAATAATCGAAGACATCTTGGTCGCGGTTGTACTGAATATATTACGTAGCGCCGAGTTTTTCATTGAGGACGTGACTACACTCCGGGGTGGCAAGCAGCGGAGCATTGAAGCACAGCGCTGTAAATCCACACCCTATTTAGGGCCAAGGTATCTAAGCTTTTCACCGAAGTCAACCTTGAACTTACTGATCTCAAAACATTGCGC